CTTTCAGGCTCATTGCTGGGCGACGTACTCCTGCGCATAGAAGACACCACAAAGGCGGCTATCGAGGGTTCGCCCGACTATGAGCGCGACATTCGAAAAATCGAAAACAGCCTAACGCGCGACTTAGACAAAGAACTCACAAACATACAGCGAGCGCTGAAAAACGTCATGGACATCCACGACGAGTTCATGGGCGCGTTGGGCGGAATGACAGACCTCTAATACAATGCAAATAGACCACAAACTTCTCGCAAGCCTTCGAACAGAGCTTAGGCAAGTACACCCCAAGGACTTGTATCGTGCATGGCAAGATGGCTCTGCCTCTTTGAACGACGCGATTCGCTCATGGAAAAAGACGTATGAGGCCATGGAGAACATGGACATCAGCGGCCTCGACAAGGTAGAGGCTCGTCAATGGGAGAAAATCATTTTCGACTTAAAAGGCGCGACGTTAGACATCGCCAAGGTCTTTGATAAAGGTAACCGCGAAATCGGAAGGCTCGACGGCTCTTTCGATGACGACCAACTTATGAACGTATGACGATTACAAGACAAAGATTCTCAGAAATTCACGCCTCGCTCTCGATGAACGAGTACATGGATATGCTGGAAACCGCTCGCGAATACGCCTACAATGCGGAAAAAGACTTGGACGACTTGAATAGCGCCCAGCTAGACAACATAATGGAATTCGTAGAAGAGGCCGATAGTGCGTATGGCGAAATGACCAGCAAGCCAGACAGAGAAAGCAAACAAATCTCAAGGCTTATGGGCACTGTAAGAGAAGCGCACACCCTCGTGGACCAAGCTCACGATTTAGTGGCGAACATCCACAAAGAACTGAAACAACTGACACGATGAACAACACAGAACAAATCTACCGCGAGTACAAGCTCGGAGTAAAAGACATGGCCCGAGCGGTCAAAGAATTCCAAAAATTAGTCAACAAGTGCGATGGCTCTTTCGATAACACCGAAGTCTACTTAAGCGACATGGAAATGGCGGTTGACGACTTGATGAAGGACGAAGCACTGCCTGACGACCTATTGCGCCCAATGCAGCGCATTTTTGACAGCGTAGAGCGTGCATATCTCGGCACCCAAGAAGCTAAAAGCCACTTCGAGGACGCTGTGGAAGGCATGAAAAAACTCACACTGTGAAAAAGACACACGAAATCTTCGAGGCGGCAAAGACCGAACTCAGAGTCAAGCACTCTTTTCATTATGTGCTAACGGATGCAGCCAAGGCTCGTGGCAGGGTACAAAAAGGCGCCAACGCGATACTGGACACCATGTTCGACGCTGAAGACCTCTTCGAATATTACAAAAACGACGACCCCACTGAGGGCGGCAGCTTTCCAGACGCTACAAAGCGCGCAGATGCCGCCTCTAAGATGGTCAACTTGTCGCAGGACCTTGCAAGGGAAATAGAAGATGCCACCGACAAGTGGTATGACGAACTGGTGAAACTGGCCAAAAAGTACACATGAAAAAGACACTGGAGATTTTTAACGCCGCCAACAGAACGGACCTTGCTTTCTCAAGTACCGAGAAGCTCATGAAAGACGTGTGCCAAGCGGCTAACTTCCATGCCAAAAAAATGCAGGAATCGTTGCAGGCTTTGTCGCGACTGCAAGACGACCTCGGACGAATTAGCGCCCAGTTTCGCGAAGAAAGCGACGACGCTGCCAGCAAAGAAATCGCCAACGACCAAAATGAGCTGGCCCGCAACAAACACGACTTGCGCAACCGCATGAACGATTGCCTTGGTGCTTTCGAGAACTCTGCGCTTATGAGCCGAAGTCGCATCAAATACGTCAAATGAAAAAGACACAAGACCTCTTTGAGCTTGAACTGGAGAAAACGCCGATTGCGGTAGACCTAGCGGGAAAGAAACGCAAGGTAGACGGCTACATGGTGCGTTTTAATATGCGGGGTTTGCGGCTGGCGACCATCATCGACCCTTCAGACAGCGGCAACGAAGACATCGCCGAAGACGAAGGACAAAAAGCGCAAGACGCTTTTGCAGACTATCTGATGCGCACCACGCGCTTGGACTTTAAGAAAATCACGCACAAAGTGAAAAACGGCGTGATTTACTGCGCCTACGAATTGGACCCCGAAAGCGTGATGGACTTACTCTGACATGAACTTGTGGAGCACTTCGACATACCGAACTCGTACCTTCAGCCTGTGGAGTTGCAAGAGATGGAGCGTCTCGGGTTTGTGGTGTGCGCCTATCAAGACCTCAGCGGCCACCTACTTGACGAGCCTTCTGACAGTGTTTTTCTTTGTACGTTTTACGATGGTGTTGAGCACTATACATTTCTGACCCTAGCATGAACAAGACCGAACAAATCTATATGCGCCACACGCGCGCCGTGCATCTTGGCGTAGACGAATTGCAAAAAGATGCCAAGGAGCTGGAAAAGGAGCTGCGCGACGCTGTGGATGCTTTGGACGAAGCTGCTGCCCGATTGGCAGAGGCGCAAATCCAATGCGAGCACACCATGGCTTCTGCACGCGAGCTTAACATGGAAGATATCAACGACGAACTCGAAGTCTACGACCGCCAACTGCAAGAACTCGCGCAAGACGCCGACACTATGTATTCGCAGACTGACAAGATATACGACGCTATTAAAAAACTCTTATGATTCAAAACGACCTCATGGACTTTATCATTGAAAATTGGGCAGCGCTACTGATTGCTGCCATGGCCTTTGTCAAGGTAGTAGTAAATCTCACACCAACCGAGTCAGACAACGCCGTATTCGGCTACGTCGATTTGCTCATTAACGCCATCACTGGCGACCGCAGAAAGAAGAAGTAATGCAGTACGTTATTCATTCGAGAGTAAGCGCGCCCGTTAGCACTGGCGAACGCATTGAAGCCCACGGATGCTTCATCGTTAATCCAACGTCCTCTGACCTCGACTTACGTGTTTGGCCGACTCTCCAACCACTTGCAGGCAAGAACACCCTAATCGACAGCGTGTTGCAGGCGTCGACTTTCGACTTTCCGCATAGCACGAACCAAATCGACCTTGCCACTAGTGGCGGCGCTGGCACTGGCTTAAAAGTAAACGTAACAATGACTGGCGCAACTGCTGCGGTCACGGTAGACAATGCCGCGTCGAGCTACAAATACGCCGATGCAGTTACCGTCACAGGAAAGACTGGCACGGTAGCATCTGGAACCGATGTCCTAGCACTATGCGACGATACGACTCCAACGGGCAACGATGCGGCTTTCGACGAAACCATCACTTTCACGGGAGACGATTCTGCTGCGACTTGTTCTGCCCGAGTGGTAATGGCCGATGTCGGAGGCACGTTCACGATAACCTCCCTTGCCCTCACGAGTGCCATCACGGGTGCAAATCACACCGAAACGTTCTCAGGCACAGCGGACAATGCTTCTGGCGCTGGAGACGTTACTGTTACATTTACAGTTACTGCGGCGCAGTTTGACGAAGGCACATTTACTGTTTGCTTGACTAGTGGCAACTTCCAGCACATCAACTACAAACTCATGCACGACACCCCCGTGGTACCCATTGCAGCAGACTTTGTTCAAAGCAACAACGGTTCTAACACGATGGGGTGTCTATTGGTTAAGGAGGCATTGTAATTAACAGTCGATTGTTAACAAGCTGTTAACAGCCTTTAACGTTCTCGACTTGTGGGGGGACACTTTGTGTCGTATTTTTGTAAAAATAGGGCGTACACGATTCCCTAGTTACTTTTACTTTTAATTAATGTTTATTTACAAAATCACTCCCAAAGCCGAGTGGACCACGATGCTAGTAGGCGACCCGATTTCCATGCAGGATGCGGTAGGCGGCTGGCTTGAATTGCTTATCACCCGCCATGGCGATGTCTTCTGCAATGAAGAAGGCAAGATGCAGGGCCTCCCCTTTAATCCTACTGCTACTGCGATTTGTGGCAAGCCGATAGTTGGCACCGTGGTCTTGAAGACCGAATCGCCGATGTTTGAGCAGTTGGTTGCCGACGCCGAGCAGTTCGTCGCCGAAATCGAGGCCAAGTAATGAGAAGCTTTACCCTCACCACAGAAGAGCTGATATCCCTTGTTGATGACGCTTTTGACCTCGGCGCGTTGTACGTTACCGACGAGATTTCGACCATGGTGCCGTGCATGACCAGCCGTGTGCCTCGCCACGACATCGGCCCCAAAGGATGGAATGAGTTCATTGAGTCGAACGGCGGCCACACGTTACACTCAGGCGATGCCAAGGGAGAAATCTTGTTTAGGCACGCAGTAGCGACCTGCACACCCAGGGACCTAAAGGAAATGCTCCGCGATTCTTTTATTAGCTCATTAGATTTCGACTAAACCCACAGGGGCTTCGGCCCCTTTAATTTCTACCTATAATTAACTTACTTACAATGGACAAAGCAACACAGTGGATTAATGACCACGTTTATGCAGTGCGAGAATACGATGATTTCGTAGAGCACATTGAGGCGCACTGGATGGCGCACGAAGACGAAGACTGGCGCGAGAAGATGCAGCGAAGAGAATTAGGCCCGCAGGTTCGTTTGAATATGATGGGCGTAGTTGCTCATTTGATGATGGACGAAGTACAGGAGTGGATTGACAGCGAAGCGACCGCCAATAATGGTTTCACGCAAGCCTGCGCCGAGCAGTTCTACATCCAGATTGATTGGATGGCGCTAGCAGACCACCACATCGACGACGTGCTGGAGCAGTTGAACGCTAAAACCGCTGCACAATAATGGACACGACGACACACGTACACACGCAGTTGGAGTCTGGTCGCCTAGGCAGCTTCGCCACCAGACTTTACGAAACGTGGAAGGCCGCCGATGGTGGCAACAAGTTCCGCCTTGAAATGACATTTCCCGAATATTTTAATACCCCAAAGCAAAGATGAGTAATTCCCCTACTTTCACCAATTTCATCGACCAAAAAACGGCCTATCTAGAGCGCGACGCGTGGCTGGATAGTGGCGGTCGCATCGACAAGTTCTTCCTTTTTTACGACTGGTTTTGCCCCAATGACGAGTTGCTGTCACGTGCAAACGCTCTCTTTCCTCAAGCGATGAAAGCGATGTTTATGCTAGGTGTTGATGCCAGCAAGACGTACGTGTTTTTCAAGAACAACTGCAGAGGCATGGCTGATGGCACCTACGACGACCTGCGAATCTGCGATGGCATCACGGGCGACGTGGTGTGGACTATCGTCCCGAAAAACGACTCGGGCCAATGCGAGATTTGGGGCCGCCTCA